CAGTAGGGAATAGCCATAGTTTTAATTTCTTCCACATTATTTTATTATCTTTCTGATTATATAATCGATCACTTGTTGTGGCTCCCACTCTTTCGGAAGTTCAAGATTACCTATTTCCTTAGCGATATCCCGTCGGACTTTTTCTTGTAAGTATTCTTCCACAATGTTATTCTATCATTTATAAAATAAAGGGGCAAGGAACTTTCCCTGCCCCTTTATCAATTTAGATTACTTTACTAGAGCAACCTTAGCCTTTGGGTTCTTAGCATTCCACTTCTTTGCGAGATCGTTAAATGCCTTCTTCATTGAGGCTAGGGCAGCAGCGTTATCCGCCTTTACCTTTGCCAACTCTGCAGCATGTAGAGCAGTTGCATCAGCAAGAGCCTTATCTGCAGTAGCCTTAGCAGTTACTGCCTCAGCCTTAAGCTTTGCAATTTCTGCATTTGCTGTTACTAGGTCAGCAGCAGCCTTTAGCGCTGCAGCATCTGCAGCAGCCTTAGCATCAGCAGATGCCTTCTTTTCTGCTGCTAGAGCATCCTGTGCAGCCTTTAGTTCTGCAGCCATATCACGAATTGCAATTTCTGCAAATGGTGCTAATGTTGGAGCAGTTAGTCCTGTAACAACAGTTGGATCAACTGCATCACCAGGAAGGGCTGGAGCAAATGTCAGAAGAGACCTTGTTCCAGAAGTTGGTAGAGTTAGCTTGAAAGTTGCCTTTCCAAAATCAGAAAGTGTGCTTCCTGTAACTGCTGTAGATGCATCAAGTACTCCTGTTGCAGCGAATACTGCAGCAGTAATAGTCTTTCCAGAAACCTTATTTCCGAATACATCTGTTGCTTCTACAACAACATCTTGCTTTGTACCAGCAGCACCTGATGTTGGTGCAGATACTGTTAGGTTATTAATCTTTCCAGCCTGTCCCTGTACATAATATGTAAGGGTTGTGCCTTGATTAGTAACTACTACAGAACCAATTGCTGTCGTTTTAGTATATACATAAAACGTTGCAGTTGTGCCTGTTCCAGTTGCAATTGTCAAAGATGATGATCCTGAAACTGCTGTTACTGGTGCAGGTAGAGTGTGTAGCGCAGAAACAATTGTTGCATTTGTTGCTGTTACAGAAACATTTGTTCCTGCATCAACAGTTGCTACAAAACGTAGAGCGTCAACAGCTTCTACCTTGTTGTCTGAAGGTACTGGCAATAGAGCAGGTGTAGCGATAGCAGATGCCGTTGTATTCGGCGCTCCGTTAAGGTCTACAGCAACTGTCATTACAGCAGCACTTGCAGGTGTTGCTACGATTGTAGCAGTAGTCATGGCTGCAACCATGGCTAGAGCGATTTTCTTAAATGACTTCATTTAATTTATTTCTCCTTATTTTATTCTGCCTCTTTGCGAGACAGAAATCTAGTCTAGTTCCCACAATCTTATGTGGAAAGAACATGGGTCTCCGCCAGAGTCCCATTCTTGCATTTCTTCATCATTCATTGGTGGGCCATCATGTGTATTGCAAAATACATCTGAAACCCAACCTTTTTCATGACCATATAAAAGCCACGCCTCAAAATCTAAATCCATTCTTGCAATTCCTTCATCATAAGATGCTTAGGCTTTGCCCCAATTACAGTATGGATTGGTTGACCATCCTTAAATAATACCATAGTTGGTATAGAAGAGACAGCATATTGAGATGTTTTTTCTGGATTCTCATCAATATTTAACTTACCAACGAGTAATCCTGTCTCATTTGAGAGAGCTTCAAGCACTGGAGAGACCATTTTGCATGGTCCGCACCATTCAGCCCAGAAATCAATTAGGACTAAACTGTTATTGCTTATAACTTCTTCAAAGTTATTATCTGTGACTAGCATTATTTCTCCACATGAGTTGGCCAGTAGTAACTGCATTTTGCACAACATACATAGCCAAGCTCCCTGTAATCTGAATAATCACTATAGAAGTAATAGTGGTCTGGATCCTTTTCAAACAATCTTCCCTTATGAGAGTAATGTAACTTCTTGTTACCCAGCCACCAAGGCTTCTCTGATTCCATTCCTAGGAAGTTTTCTTCATATATCTTATCAAACTGAACCTGCGTAGAATTCTTATATCCACGTAGGAGAATGTCACGAATGATAGCTTCATTATAGAGAAATAGCCAATCTTCATGGCCTCTCCACATCTTAACTGCTGGGTGATTTATCCATGCGCCAGACTCATCATAATATCCAGACAATGATTTTAATACTTGTAGGTTTTCAACACTTTGCTTAATTAATCTTTTACGATCAAGTCGCTTAGCAGCTTCTTGAAAGTCCGCCTCTGGTAAGAATGTTTGCATAGTACCTATTCTACTAAATTTAAGCAGTTTGTCAATAGTCTACTGATCTTTTAATTCAGCAGCAGCAGAGTTAAATTTATTCATAAATTCCTGAATAACAAACAAAGTAGTTTCTTGTGCATTTTTAGACATAGCCTGAAACGCTACGTCATTTTTCTCATCTTCTGGCAAGGCCTTGACCCACTTATTATATAGATCAGTTGCTACATCTTCAATAATGCCTTCAAGCACTGTCTGTTGATTACTCATTATTTCCACCAGTTCTTCTGTTATACCATTTACCAGAATCTAACTCTGGCATTTTCATATTCTGAATTTCTAAAAGTGTTTGTAATGTAGACTGTAAAAGCTCAACTTCAAACTGTAAACGAATTACTTGAAGTTCAAGCAATCTAAGTCTTTCTGATTTTCTCATTTTATTCCATATCTAAAGGTGTAGGTGCTGTTGCCAAACTACCACAGCTGGCACATTCCATGTCTAAGAAATATGAAGCTATTTCAAAGTTATCGAAAACTACTTTTAAGTTCCATATATCGCATCCGCAAGGACATACATGAGTTGGAACTCCTCTAAGATCCATAGCATGATCATAGTTTGCTGGTCTTAGGTCATTTATGTCCATATAAAGTTATTATACTCTATACTTCAATAATTGTAAAGGGTCCTCTTACAGACATGTTAAACTTAGCAGAGGCTTCTAATGCCATCCTAACACGCTTCCTTGGAGTCTTGATGTTTCCTGTAGAGAATAGGGAACCAAGAGCTAACTCTTGTCCCGCTCCTTCTGCCATGTACTGAACGTCAGCTTCTCCTATATGAAAATCTGAATCCATTGTAAATATTCTTCCAGCACCTTGTACTGCAATCAAGAATATTCCGCCTTCATCGCCATCTTCTGTTCCAGCAGTAAAGTTTCCATATCCATGCTCTTTGAATGCATCTTTAATAGATTCAACGAACTTTGTTCTGATAAACTTATCTAAGTTTCTATGTCCAGCAGTTGGAGTATACTTTGGTGGAGTCCAGTTGTATTGAAGTATCTGACCCATTCTAAAACTATCTACGAAACCAATTCCGTATTGTCCAACTTTAAAAACTTTTGGATCAGTTCTTTGAAAAATTAATCCAGACTTATCATCTGATGCGGCGGCGTCTCCGCCCATGATGACTTTGTTTTCATGAATTAGGGCTACTATACATGTCATATACCCTAGTATACTATTTTTAATATTCTGGGTCTAGTTCGTTTAATTCAATTAAATTTAATTGGACTAGGGCATTTTCCAGCTCTGATTTAACTCCAATTAATTCCTGGATAGCATTATAATATTTGTCTTTCCAGTTTGTGAGTTCTCTTTCAACCTCATATAGGGCAATTTTAAGGTCTTTAATTTCTAATTTAAGACGATCTTGGTCACGCTCAGCCTGCCTAATTTTCTCTTTTTTATTTTCGTGGTATCCAGCGACAAGGGCTGTGCCCATGCCGCTTAGAGTAGCAGCACCTAACGCTATAATTAAAGACAAATAATCCATTATAGCTTAATTATACAGTAAATTAATTATTAAATAATTAATTCAGATGCTGTAATTTCGCTGCCTACATATCTGTGCTTTACAACAAAATCTTTGACATGTTCCATGCCATTTTGTCTTCCAGCCAAAATTACTACCCAGCGAGGCTCAAATTTAGCATTTATGCATGTCTCGCACATAAGCAAATTTATTGGCAGCAGCGCAGACTTTTTAGCGTTTAATTTATTCTTAGTTTTATTGCAGCAATAGCAAAGTATCTTATCCATTGAAATCCTCAACCTTAGTAAATACAATTTCATCTACAACTGAAAACTCATCGTTTTCTAGCATCTCTTCTACTTCCACTTCATCTCTCTTGAATCTAACTAATGAAGCAAATGCTCCTAGTTTTTCCACTGCCCCGAAAGCCTTTTCGGAATGGATCCAAACAATACTAACAATCTCATAGGACTCTTTCACTTGGGACTCCTTCAAGCTCGCATCTGACTCCGTAGGATTCTATGAGTTTCTTTACTCTAGAAACGTAGTCAATAACCATTTCTTTTTGTATTCCAACATACTGTATAAAGTTATCTTCATATAGCCTTAAAGTCAAGAATTCTGGATACATTACTACATCCATCATTAAATTACTTACTGGCTTTTTAATTTCACGAACTCTTTTTTTCATTTCATCTGTATAGAATACTGGCTTGTTTGGTTCTCCAGTCCATTGATTAATTCCATATTTAAAATGTTCTTTTTCTCTATCTGCGCTTTTATCAATAAACATTTTTCTTTAACCTCTTCCAGACTTCCTGAGTTTTATGTGAGTTACGAGCTTTATCAATTGATCCTGCATTTAAATAAATGCCGCCCCAAACTCCATGTTCATTGTTATCAACACCATTTTGATAGCAGAACTTTTTTACTGGGCAAGATATACATGCCTCGTCGATATTCTTTGCGATCTGAACATCGTTCTCATATTTATCATAAAATAAATTTACATCCATTCCCTGACAAACTGCTAGATTCCACCAATCGAAATCATCTTCATCTATTCCAAGATCATTTAAAATATTTGACATATTTGTGTGGTAGATCCCAGATTCCCTTATCATTTACTGAAACAGTTTCAGCTATGCCCCATGAATTATTTCTAAACATTCCCTTTTTATCTGTATAACCGCTTGGGTTCTTTTTCCATATAAATAAGTTGTAGTTTTCCCAAAATGATTCCTGATTTTTTTTATTAAATCTTTTAATAAAGACCTCTACACCACTATGATTCAGTTTTAACATGTTTTCCTAAACACTAAACCGTAGCATCCCAAGTATTATTATACACGATTTGCTACGGCTGTGTCAACGATTATTTAATAAAAGTTCCATCCCATATGGACTTTTGAACTTTATCAACTGGTACGCAATTTGGAACCATGCGACCACCTTTTTCTTTCATTCCTTCTTGCTTATAGCCAGACCAGCAAGCCTTTGCTAAATTATCCCATTTGTCTTCTTCTTCATTATCTGAAATATATGTACCAGACTCATTCTCTGTTTCAATTTCAGTTTGGCCTTCCATTTTCATAACTGGCCAATTTACATCATTCTTGTCTGGATCTCCGACAGGTGCTGGATTTTCTGGAGTTTCCATTTCTTCTCCTTCTTCCTCTTCACCTTCTTCTTCATCCTCTTCTGGCATTTCAATCATGCCTTCAATAGCCTCCATGAGATGCTCAATTACCATTCCAAGCTGCTCTTTTGTAATTTCTGGACGCAAAGCTTTTGTGATTTCCTCATCGTCTGGAATTTCTACAACTACTTCTGCTGGATTAACTACATCATCTAGGATGTCCTTAATTTCCTCAAATAACTCTGCTTGTGTCAATGACTTTTTCATGTTCTTCTCTCTTTCAACAATTTTTCTGGACCAAGAGAATCCTGCATCTCCGCCCCATGCGTCCCACATAATTCTGCCATTTGATGGGTTGGAAGTATTATAAAAGTCTTTGCCCTTCTTATCTACCTCATGTCTAGAAAAGAAAGAATACATTCTTTTAACTGTAGATAGACTTAGCGTTTCACCTCGTGAAAGTTGTCCTGCACGAGTCCAACCTACTGCTGTTCCAGCACCAGTTGCCTTGCCTTCTTCTTTCCAACGAATAGCCCTATTAGCTGCTGATTTCATTCCAGCAGTTGGCTTGTATCCTTCTTTAGCCATTATTTCTCCTTTACGCTAACGACTTTGACAGACTTTACTTCATCGTCAACGCCAAACATATCATTTACATAATCAACAGCATCATCTTCGCTAAATGCTTCAACTTCTGCATTTATTTCAATTTTAATACCGTATGTATGCATTATTTACCGCAGGTTGGACAAACGCCTTCAGCTGTTGCTGCTGGTTTTGCTGCTCCTCCAGATTTAAACTTAGGGCGACCAAATCCTACGATTGACACCATAACTCCTGCCTTATTCTTCTTATAGGCACGAAGCTGCTTACAAGCCTCTCCACCATTTCTTTGGCTTCCTGACTTCTTTGAAGAAGTATTTCCTTCAATGCACCAAACAGTTCCGTCTTCATTATCTTCAATAACAATTCCTACGTGAGAAATTCTATCGACACCATCTGATGGGAAATCAAAATACGCAATATCTCCTGGCTCTGGATCTGCGAGATCTCCATCAATCCATGAACCAGCTTTCTTAAATGCTGCTGCTCCTGATGGAGTATAAACTGTATTAGGAATCTTTACTCCTGCCTCATTAGCACACCAGTTTACAAATGAGCCACACCATGGCTGGAAATTAGCTTTAGTGTATGCACCATATTTTGTCTCATTATCTTTTGGACCTTCAATGTATCCAACTTGAGACTTAGCAATTTGAATTAAACGAGCAGCGCTACCCTTAGGTGCTTTAGCGGTTTCTGCTGGAACTGGAAAATTATCTTGCGCCATAATTAGTCTTCCTTATCCCAATCTGTATCTACTGGCTGCTCTGCTGGCATTGCTCCATCTGGCTTTGCTGCTAGACGTGCTGCAGTTGCATCAATTTCTGCTTCAAGCTTCTTGTCAGCTTGTGTGTTCTTTGCATCCATCTCTTTGTTTGCCAACTGTGCTGCCATAACATCCTTAGCACCAGATTGACCAATTAATAGGCCTGCAAGTGTTCCTGTAATAAATGTTGCTACGCTTCCAAGAACGTTGAAGAACATCTTATCATTTTCAGACTGTGCTCCAATTGGTTGTGTTACAAATATAAGTGCGTATAGAATACCCAATGATGTGCACAGCAAGATTGTGCCCAATGTTATTCCTAAAATAAATTTTAATCTAGCGTCCAGATCTTGTGGAGTTAGTCTTTCTTTAGCCATTTGTATTACCTGTTTCAGTTGTAGTAGTTGGCTCTTTACCAATTACGTCTTTAGTGCATGTGCCTGTTGCTTCACAAATTGGAGGATTACATTCGGCTTTCTCCCAATTTGCAGGATCCTGACAAGGATACCTGTAAAAACCATCATGGCCACAACTAGTTAATGATAACATTAGTAGGCCTGACAAAGCAATAGCAGCTATTCTTTTCATACCACTATTATACCCTATTCCTCGTCTTTTCTTAAAGGAATGGTAATTAGCCAAATTACGGTAACTACTACTGTGGCTATTCCTACAATATCTTGGGCTGTTCCTGTTAGGGTGAGCCAGGCTATAAAAAAGCCAAGGATTGTCCATAGCTGAGCTATGCTTTCCTTTACTGCTTCCCAGATCCAATTAAGGAATCCTTTGATTATTTTCATTATATCCTCCTAGTCATGGCTGCTGCCACAATATTACCTGCAATAATTACTGGCACAATTACTTCCTGTGCTTTTTCTCTCTGATCATCAGTCAAATCTTTGCCCCATTCTGATGGATCAAAAACTTTTTCAAAATCTATATTTGTCATGGCTCCTATTGGATCCGACAAAAATGCCTCTGTTTGAACTTCTGTTGTAGCATCTGCCAGAGTGTATGGCATTGTTGCATTTTCTGCAGCAGCTTCTCTATCCTTAAATTCTACAAATGCTGTTGCTAATTCTGGATTAGATTTCATAGCCTCTGCAATTACTGCAACCTCTGATGATTTAATTCCTAAATCTTGTGCGACTTCTGCCTTTGCTTCATTTGTTAAAGCATTCAAAGTCTGACTGACTGCAGCAATTTGCTCTCTAGATAATACAACTAATTTATTATCTTTACTAGTTAAATTAGCTATAACTCCAGAAAGATCTTCCTCTGTTCCCGTTCCTTTTTCTGGAATCAATTCTTTAAGATCTTCGTCAATTATGGTATTATTTTCTTGTGATTCTTCAGAAGGTTCAATTGGAGTTGGCTCTGGTTCAGGAGTTGGCTCTGGATCTGTATCCGTTGGCTGAGGTGAAGGCTCTGGTGAAGGCTGAGGAGTGGGCTCAGGCTCAGGGGTTGGCTCTGGCTTCGGTTCATCTGTGGTTTCAGGCGTTGGCTCTGGAGTGGGATCGATTGGTTGAGTTTGCTCAGGAGATGGCTCAGGAGTAGGTTCTACAGTAGGCTGCGGACTTGGATCAACAACTGGTTGATTTGCTGCAGCTTGTGCTAATGCAGTAGCAATTTCTCTGGCTAACTGTTCCTCATAATATAACCAAGCATTGTCAATTGCATTATTCATATCAATAATTGATTGATCATACACAGAAATAGAATTATTTTTAGCAATTAAAGCATTTGTGAGGTTTTGAGTAGCAGTTGTGAGGTTTTCATTCTTTAATGTGAGGTTTTCATTAAGAAGTGTGAGGTTTTGAACAGAACTATTATAAATAAATAATTTGTCATTATATACTTCTTGAGCCTGAGTCTGAGTTAAAACTGCTGAATTATATGAATCAATTTGCGCTTGTGTTGCTCCAGAACCAGAAGAAAATGTATTTAAATCACAACTAAATCCTACGCCCCATCCTCCAGTATAATCGCATCCTGCTCCAGTCCATCCTCCAGGAATTGCCCATCCAAGATGATAGTACCCTGGACCTCCGCCGTTATACCACCAAATTTCTACATCTAAAGTTTTATCTTGACTAACGTCATATATTGGAGAGAATGGACTCCATGTGCTGCCTTGCTCTCTCCAGTTATTTACTGCAAGCTCACCGTTAACATACATTCTAAATCCATCATCAGTATATCCTGCAAAATAAGTTGAAGTCCAATGTGATGGCACAGTTATTGTTCCAGTAAATTTAACAATTATATTTTCATAATATCCACAAACTGGAAGACTCATAGAGTTTGAATTCCAAGTACCACTGCATATAAAAGCATCTGGAACCGCAGTACCGTTCCATGTTCTGGTAAGGTGGTATACAGTATATTGAAGACCTGCACCGCCAGCAGATTGAATATTTAACTGTGTTGTTTGAACATTAAGATTTGCAACTTCTAAAGCATTCTGTGCGTTATTTTTATTTTCTAGAGCTGTTGAAACCACAGCCGTTTGATCATCTACTGCTAATTGTGCTGAATTCTTTTCTTCTAATGCTGTTGCTTCTGCTGCTACAGCCGCATCATATGCGTTGTGAGCACTATCTTTAGCCTGTTTTGCGGCTACTGCTGAATCATATTTTTGTTCTGCGATATCTATTAAGGATATAAATTCATCCTTATAATTTAAATCAGATACGCTTTCATTTAATTTTTGTATCTCTTGAGCTGCTAAGCTTAATTGATCATCGCTATAAGAAGCGGGTGTGAGAAACAGCCAACCGAACCCTAAAATTGCGGTTAATGATAATCTCCATAACTTAGTCCTAGTCAACTATAACTCCTAAACAAACTGTTTTGTTTATTTAGTTAATTATATCACTGAACTATTTAGCGTTATCTGTTTTGTAAAAGCCTGTACCCTTAAACTGAATGCCGAATGTGCCAAACTGCTTGACCATTGCAGCACCACACTTGTCGCAAAGCTCTGTCATGGTTGCTTCGCTAAGTGGTTTGTTAACCTCTTTAACGTGATCGCAAATTACACATTTGTAATCGTATGATGGCACTTCGTCTCCTTAATTTTAAATGAGCAGTTTAAACACATGCTCAGGTGTATCCTAAGGCGTAACTATTAGCCCGTGCCCCATCCGATGGGACAGAACTATTATACCTTACTTAATTTTGACTGTCTTAGGCTTTTTATCTTCAGGTACAATTTTTTCAACTGTAATAGAAAGCAAGCCATTCTTTAGCTCAGCACCAGTCACTTCCATATATTCACCCAGCGCAAATGTGCGGGTAAACTTACGAGCAGCGATCCCCTTGTGAATTGCTTCACCAGTATCTTCTGCATTAACTTCTCCCTTAATTACAAGGGTTCCATTATCTACGGTTACATCTACATCCTTCTTATCGAATCCTGCCAAAGCTAGGTCGACACGGAATACATCATCTTCTACCTTTACAATATTGTATGGTGGATATGATTGATGTGATGCTGTTGTGTGTACTGAATTTAGGCGATCAAACATGTCGTTGAAGCCAATAAAAAATGGGTCCTTAAAAAGGTCCCATGTATATGTTGCTACCATTTTATTCCTCCTTTAAGCGAATAAGTTAATATGTGGGCCCCTGATGGCGACCCACATACTATTATATCAAATTGATTTGTGAACTTCAACTATTCCGCCTGCGCCCTTGGCAAGGATCGAACTTGCGACCTAATGCTTAGAAGGCATTTGCTCTTGTCCACTGAGCTACAAGGGCAAAGATTTAAAAAATCTTTTTCTTCTTGTCTTCCATCTTCTTAGCATCTGCTTCTGACGCATAAAGCGCTCTCATATGAGCTTCTGCTCTCGATCTGCTTGGATGGCATCCTACTAGTTCTCCGCCTTCTTTTACTACGGCAAACCCTCTGCATCCTGCTGTTCCTTCTTCAATTTTCCAAGGCATATTATTCTCCTTCCTCATCATCCATAGGATATATTCCTAATTGTCTTACTGCTTCCATTCCATTTTCATTAACCGTAATTGTTGCTTCTAGATTTTCATCATATTCAACATTGATTAATCCATCTTCATACAACTTAATTAATGATCTATCTATGTAGTCTGAGTGTGCCTGCCATAATTCTGGAGCAAGGTCTTTTGCCTTTTCTGATATGGAAAATATTAATTCTCCATCTTCATCTACGCCCTCAACCTCAATAGCACCTATTTCAATATAATGTTCAAGCTGCATGTAGTCCTCATCACTCATATAGTCATCGTCCATACTACTATTATACTCCTTACACTTATAGTCCGCCAGGTTGGATTTGAACCAACGATTCATACCTTATAAGAGTATTTCCAAAACCAGACTAGGATACTGGCGGTTGCGATATATACTTAATTGCTTTCTTCATTAAGTTGGGATCGTCCGCAAGGAGGCCTATTGCTGTGTTGCAATTACTACATAATACACCACGGATGCATTTTCCGCAAGAGTAGTGTCCCTCACAGCAATTGTGGTCATGATCTATGTGCGTAGCAGAATTTAATTTACAAATCCAACATTTTCCATTATATTTATTTAATAAATCATCATAAAATTCTTTTTCAATATGATGTTTTTTAAACCTTCTAGGATCGTATCCTAAAGCATCATTATCTTTTTTTCTTTTTTCTCTTCGATAAGCATTTGCAGCTAATCTACAATTATTACATGGCTTTTCTTTATTTCTGCCATGAATTATATATCCAGAATATGTTCCACATTTTGACATACATATATTATATCATAATAAATGTATCATAACAAATATTATAATGTTCCATCTTCGTTTTTGTCAATGGTGGTCTCGACTAACTGTTGAACATAATCAGAAAAATGTTTTCTGATATTTCCAGGAGGACGGGCCCCTAGAGATTTCCACAGTCTTCTATATTCTATCATATTTGCAAATGTTGTGGGACAAAGCATTAATCCATTATATTCTTTTAGAACAGTAGGAAGTGGCACATGTTTTCCACAGCACTTACATTCTTTTGCCTTCTCTTGGTATATACTCATAGTATCGTCATTCTATCCATAGCCGTAGCCAAATCTGCAGGCATCTTTGGCGGGACAATTAGATTAAATGATTCTTCTTTTTCATTTAATCTATTATCCAAAATTAATGAGTCGTAGGTATGAACTGTAACTTCATCCGTTGACTGTATTTTAGTTCTACTTATTGCATTATATACAGATCCGCAAACTGCATCCGCCAAGTCCTTAGAACCTTTTCTTGGGTGATCTACCTTATCACGCATGATTTTTAACTGCAACAATTCATCTATTAAGAGTGGAATATGTGGTCCATGTAATCTTTCTTCAGCAACAACCATAGCCATGTCATCATAATGTTTTTTAGCAACAGAAAGTAATTCGGTATTTATTCCATAGGCCCTTAGCTGTTGCATCATGTCATGAGAATTCCAGCGGTCAAACGTACAGACTCTAATATTAAATCCTGCGGTTCTCAGAGATAGGATGTAGTCTTTTACTTCAGTAAAATCTACAGACTTATCTGATGTTGGAGTCCAATATCTGACAGCATCTACTTCAACAATTGGCGCTGGCTGGGAGTACTGATCAGTTATTTTTACATTTACCCATTTCTGTACATGGGCCATAGATACTGCACAATGGTCATGTTTTTGTGCAAGGTCTACGTGTAGGAAATATTCTTTATCAGGGTCTGGTGCGAACCAATGTTCTAGTCTTCCAAATCTATCTACTGCCAACGACATGTTGCTAAAGCATCTCTCTACCTTTTCTCTGGACTTGAAGAATGCATCTACAGCTTCTGGTGGCATGCAGGCAAATCTGCTTAGCGCATCTGGCATGTTCTTATAAAACTCTACTTTAAAATCTTCTATTTTTTTAGTTGGATTTACATCCCATGTTGGTCTCTTTAAAGCATATACCTTAGGTATCTTATAAGAAATTATATTGTCTTCTTCCCATTCAACAGTAACTTCATTTCCTTCAGTTCCGTCTGGTAAATCATCGACCATCTTTAAAGTTCTGGTTTGAACTATAGTTTCTTTTTCTGCAATTACTGCATCGTAAAATTTTTGAATGGGGTCGTTCTTAAATCGAGGAAATGATAAAAGAATAATTTTGCCATAGTCTGGAAAACGAGATATAACAGATCCACGATACATATCATATATAGCGTCAGCAGTTTTTGCTTGATCATGGCCTGTAGTATTTTCTGTAGCAAAACCTGAGATCTCGTCTAGAATAACTGCGATTACGTTATAACCCTCAAATGCTTCACGCTCTGAGTGACCAGAGTAAACATTTACATTCTTATCAAATCTTATCTCCGAAGCTTTAGGGTCGTACTTGCCTATAAACCATGGAGATCTTTCGATTCTTGTTTTAAATCCCTTAAAGAAAACATTGTTAGCCTGCTGAGCGTTAACTGCGATATTGATGATATCGATTGTATCTCCTGGAGGTTTTCCATAATATGTTGCTGGGTCTTTTAAGCATAATAGTAAATAAACTATATAGGATACTGAAATAGTAGAGGTATAGTCTTTTCCAGATCCTTTTCCAAGCTGTGCAATTATCTCTGTGCAAGTCTGCTTGTATCTGCGTCTTCCCTCATCCTCACCAAATAATTTAATAAGGGTTGACTCTTTATATATCTGAGATCCCTTTTCAATTAGAGTATACTGGTAATCAGAAAGTGGCGGTAATCCAAGATAGTTTGGACTTGTAACAAATGTTCTTAGGTCTACTGGTCTTTCTTCAAATTCTTCGCCATCAAGAATGTCAATAAGGTCATTAAAATTAAGATCCACTAGATTGACCACCATCCTTGAAGTGTTGCTTTCCCAGAATCAATCCACTCTTTATGTAATTGATGTTGAAATTTCCAATTTGGTTCATGTGTATCTTTTCCGCAATCTTGACAGATGTCGGAATAAACATATTCGTAGACATGTCTACAATACTTCTGTTGACTCATCATGCACCATGACTGGCTCTACAACACCAGTAATCTGTGAAAGTCTTTTAGCAACTTCCATCTTACACTTAGGACAGCTCGCTGTTACTTCCTTTAATATTTTTACAAGAATTTCTTGCTTGTGCTCAGTCTCAGCTATTTGGGTAGCAAGCTCTGCGTTATCCAATAGGCCAACCTCTTGCAGCATACCAATTCTTTTACCTTCAATATCTGCAATTAGCTTTAGGGAGGTTGCTTTTACATTTAGCTGTCCCGCCTGATCTGCATCTTCTACTGTCTTCCAAGCCTCTTTGATAAGCATAGCATAATGCTGGTCTGCTCCAGAGACGGCCTCCTTTGCCCTGTCACGGGCCGTAGAATCGTTTCTGACGACTTGTTTCCACTCATCTATATACTCCAACACTTCTGCTCGCTTAAAGCCCGTCAGAGTGGCAATTTGGGTAGGATTATTGCCTTTCAGCAATTCCTCAACTACCTTGTTCATGCGATCAAAATGATCTGCTAATTCGATATCCATATAAGATATTATACCATCTTAGTTGACTAAAATCACTTATCCTTTACCTTAGCAATCTTAAGTAATACCAAATATCCAATTAGATCGTCGATATCATTATCTCCTGGATAATCTGTGCCCTTCATTAATCTATTTAATTTATCATCAATACGGACATATAGCTGCTCTCTTGGTCCCGCCTTTGAAAATACCCTAACTGGGTCAAGGGCTGAGTTACCATAAGCAATATTTTTCTTTACTAGCATGTGTGCAATTTCATGACAGGCATCAAATATTTCTCTTCCTGCTTCTGTGCCTACAGTAAGTAAATATAAATCATCGCATTCAAATTGATCTGAGTCTTCAAAAACTGGTTCTAGCATATCTGCTCCTTATTGAACTTGTGATTCGTATTGATCGTCTATATTTACTGGAGGAATAACTTCTGGAGTCAATGTATACACATTAAACTTTCCAGAGTGGCCTCCTCTAAATATAAACCAATCAGTAGGATAATACATGCCGTTTGCATGCACATCATCTATCATTTTTTGTGCGCCTTTTTTAGATACTAGATAGCATAATGTAGACCAGTCTTGATATCCAGTTGCTAAATTATAACTAATTCTGTGGGATTCGTCAAACCTTGGTCCTTGATTTGGGTCAACATATACGCTGAATACATCAAAGTCGTCTGGCAATTCATTTATAAATAAATTATATTTATAAATAAAATCATTATGTATATATGCGTCATCCTCAAATACTAAAATACTTTCTAAATCGCTATTTACTAAATGATTCCATATCAAATAATGGCTGCCAAAATTCCCAATTTCTCCGTCTTTAAATTTATCCCATGATAATTTAAAATGTGAATTTTCATTAAAAAACTTTAACTTATTTTCTTCTATTCTTGCATCAAGGCATGGGATTTCAAGCTTATTAGACATAAGGATCTCGTCGATACGATCTCTATTTGATTTTCTTACATCATCAACATGAATGATGTGATAATTTATTTCTTTACTATCTACTATACTAAAGCCTGGTCCATAAAATGATTCTACAGTTACAGATTGATCTCCAGCCATTCTTGCATATATATTAGATTTAATTCTAATTGACTCATCAACATCTAAATTATTTTTACCACAGAAAGAATGGAAGTTTTCAAATACTATATTGGTTTCATGAGAAGCCTGCCCATGATCATAAGTACTTCCTTGTGGATGCGTAATTATATGCTGTTTATCTCTTACAACTAACTTATTATTCATTACTGCAAAGGCTGACCAGACTAAATCGATTCCCCATCCAGAAACCATATTCTCAAGCTTCGTATTCTCATACAAGTGGTCAAAGTACTCAAGCATTTGTACTACAATATCTCTATGTAGGTAGTACATTATGCCATTTGTATTAGTTGAAATAAGTAAGTTTTTATCAGTTTTAAACTCCGCCAGACTTGTTGATTCTTCTTTCCACGGATCATTTGTAAAATGTGGTGCATATACATGAATATTTTTATATCTAGACAGAACCTTATGGGCTCTATCTAAATGTGAAGCCCAATTATCATAACTTATATCTCCACAAATGAATATCATAAAATCATTAGAGGTATCGAATTCCTTTAATGCTTTATAAAATTGTCTAAAGTATCTTATATCGCCAACATTGTCCCAATGGCTATTATGACGATTTCCAGAGTTTATAATTTTATGTGGCTGATTACATTCTACAAACTGCTTTTCAATATTATTAACAACATTGTCATATACGTCATCCCAACAAACAATATAGGCGAAGGATTTCATTTCATTCTACTCCTGATTTGTGTAGAAGATATTGCTTGGGTATATGGAACATAGACTAAGCCAATCCCTCTTTCATCTAACCACTCTTGGGTAAATGACATTTGTGCATGATAATCTTTTTTTGCCCAATCTGATCCAGTTACAATGTAGTTTGGCTTTACTAGATCTATAGTAATTTTTGAATCTTGTCCGCCAACATTCATAATTACCTCATCCACATACTTGCAAGCTAGGAGAACATCCATTCTTTCTTGATCGTTACAGATAGGGCGTTTATTTTTAAACTGATACACAAAATCATCTGTATTCAAAGCAATTACAACTTTGCCATCTGGGCCAGCTATTTCTCTACATCTTCTTAAGATATTGACATGTCCAGAATGAAACAAGTCATAAGTTCCTCCGTTGTAAACTATATTTGACATTATTCTATCTCCATTCTTTTATTGATATCAATCATTACATCTGGCAAAACGTACCAGCTGTCCCACTTAGATTCTTCAGGAAGTATCTGTATATATCCTTTAGATAATAGCAGATCGTTGATAAGATCTTTAGTGTATGTATTATTATGCTCAACTGTAATTAACTTAAACTGTCTAGAAAAATCATATGCGTTTAGAATTGAATATTCAGATCCCTCTGTATCAATTGAAATATAATCAATTGTTTGTGGACAGTTATGCTTATCTAGTAGGTCTTTTAATGATATTGTTTCTACTGGGTAGGTAAAGCCTTGTCGCATTCTGGTTTGAGTATGTATATCATTGAAAGCGTATTCAGCTATACCAGAAAGACCTTGTAAATCATTTACTTCTACAAATTCTATTTTATCGCCAGTTTTATCTGATACACACAATGTATCTATTGTGGCGTTTCGTTTTTGTTTTAACACTTTATTATAAAATTTTGATGGCTCTACTAAAAGACCGTTCCAACCATGATATGTTTCTAGCAAGAATGTATTAGATAGGTATATTCCATCGCATGCGCCAAATTCTACAAAGTAGCCTGGCTTATCTCCTAAAACAAAGAGGGCTAGGAGATCTTGTCTTATTTGAGAATATCCCTCTCTTTTTTCACAAAATTCATTAAATTCTTTTAACATTATTTTTTAATTAACCCAGCTTCCTGTAGAGACCTGTATATAGTCATAACTGAAACTCCGCATTCTTTTGCTATATCTTCCATAGTTTTCTTCTGAACTACATATCGACGATATAGCCAGTCTTTACTTTTATATAGTTTCATCGTTCTGTCAACACCGTATTAGAATAATGAGCAATGCCAAATGCATCTGCTACATCGAAGTCATCAAGCTTCAAATTATACTTACTATTAAAGTAATCTACAGTCCTTTGCTTTCTCATCTCCCGCATTTTTGCCTTATACCATGAGTCAACATGTCCAGGATTTTCAAACTTAAGCTTGTCTTTCTCCATCTTTGTTGGGTTTTTATTTCCAATATGAGCCTGCCAAGCTGTAGGAGATATAGTAATAACACTAGCGCCAGTAGACATAAGCTCAGCAATGATAACTCCGTAGACATAGGATAATTTTATCACAGCATCAGGAGACTTGACAAACACTGCACCCTCAATAACAATGTAATCTGATTTAAGTTGTGGGAGCATGGCATGCATTTTAATTTTAGCATCATGTATTTTTTCATATATATCTGATCCTGAAAATTCTACCTTGCCCCATCTAACAGGCACATTATTTTCCATTAAACAAAAAGCAACGGAATTCGTTGAGGCATCTATTCCTAATACTCTATGCGCCTTTGTTTTTACTAAATCAGCTAACTTCATCTATCATCCTTTTTAGTCCAATTCTAGTGGACACGCTACTATTTTTCTCACACATAGCACATAGATTAGAATTATTATATCTGCTCAATTTACTAGAGCATTTCTTGCATGCCCTATGAGCTCCTCCTCTAATTGCCTTTTTCTCATAATATTTTTCCATAATCCTTTTGTTTGTTGCAATTCTGCAGCATTCATCAGAACAATATTTTTGATTATGAGTCTTAGCCTCAAAGTCCTTTGCACAATCTTTATTAGCACAAATCATACTTTGGGGACCTCGTATGGCTCTATTTGAACTGTTCCTGTTGGACCGCTCCAGCACTCCTTCTTGACCTTACAGCTTTTGCAGGAGAAGCTAGACTTTGTGAATGGCCTCATGGGAAGATCTCCGTCTTTAAAGTTATCGTGTACTTCCTGCATCCAAAGAAACAGGTCGTCAATAATCTTTTTATTCCTATCATTCATATGTACTGGAATAACTAAAACCTGTTGAGTATTTTTATTTTCATATAGGAAGAATGCCTCTTTTATATCCTTTAACTTCATATATGTTAAAAGCTGCAGTAGGTGATTTGCAGAAGGCTTCATCTCTGCCTGCCTTGTATCCCATACTTCCTGCTTTGCCGTTTTAATTTCGCCCAGGATCTCTTGCCCATTCCAGTCTAAAACTAAATCAATAAAGCCTCTGATTGGAGGATATTCATTTATAATTTCTAACTCTTCATGCTTTAGGACACCCATCTTTGCAATTAATTTCTGTAGGCGCTCATGAGCCTGTGTTCCCTGAGCCATATTTGCAACAGCAATTGAGTCATTATCATCTACGAAAACTGCACCAGTAAATGCAAGGTACCAATACCTAGGACAATTTCCGCTACCGTATCCAAGAGAAGATGGGCTAAAAGAAGTTTTAGTCATTGACTGTTCTGGTCTTTTAGATGAAAGATATGCCTCATCTAACATCTTAGCAAACTCTTGTGGGTCGAATGCTCCTGTTACCTTTTTAAATTTTAGATTACTAACTATGTCTCTGGCCACTATGAATTGTACCTAACTACATACTTGAGTGCATCTACTAACTTATCAATAGATTCTTTCAATGAATAATAAACATTTTTCTTATTATTGTTTGCAGTTCCAGCCTTATCCTTAGCAATAGTCGAATATACTGATGCCATTACAGCAAACTTAGTTGACATAGCCTGAAGTTCAATAATTAAATGAGGAGCTTTAGCAGATGGTACATCTGGATTCATAAGCATTTTTACAACTATAGCCAAAGCCTTGTCTAAATGCTCGTCATTCATGAATTCATGCAGATCATTAAACTCTGTAATATCGCTTATAAGTTCTAATGTATTCTTATCTTGATTCATTATAGTACCCTTTGCACCATTCCATAGCCTATCCATAATCCGACTATTCCCATGACTCCAGCAAATACTGGAGGTGCTGGTACTGGAAGCTTGAATAGAGCAAATACTGCTCCGACTCCAGCCCCAGTTATTGTTGTAAGAATGATGTCTTTCATTTTTCCCACTTTTCTACTAACTGCTCTAGCAGTGACCACTCGATTACTGCTAATCTTGTCTTGCTATTTCCAGTTCCTAATATTAATTTAAGGACTGGGTACTTGTCTCTATTTACTTTAAATGTATCAGTACAAATCTTTGCCCAAATTTTTTGTGATATGGAAATACTTGTAGAGTATTCTTTGTAATCTACTACAAAGCTCTTCCATTGAGCATCACCTTTTTGATAATCGCCACGACCACTATTCTTTTGCTGCTTGGCACCATCTCTTTTGGCTTCTGATCTTTCTGACATTACTGCACCTTAAAAATTGTTTCATGGCCTTTAGAGCATCTCCATGACATTACTAAATCTACTGGGTCCCAGTACGCTCCAGATACATCTTCATCGCATGTTTTACATGCTCTAATGCCCTGCAAGACTTCTATGTTATATTCCTTTTCCTCAATTTTTGGATTAAGAAACTCATCAAGATTTGGCATTTATCTGCCCAACTAAGCTGTCTACAACATCTGGATTTTCTCTTAAATATGCGACAGCCTTTGCACGTCCTTGAAAACGTTCTCCATTTACTGTATACCATGCTCCACCCTTTTCAACAACGCCAACCATTTCTGCAAGATCTAATGTCTCTCCAACATAGTCCACTCCAACGTGATCTCCTTGATAGTAGAAATCATACTGTCCAGACAAATTAGGTGGGCCAACCTTATTGTAATCAATGATCCAGTTTACAGGTCTACCTACCCTTTGTTCAATAATCTTATCGCCAACTTTAACGCCAGCCTTGATAGCATTAGCCTCAGCTTCTGAAGACCATAGTTTAATAACTGTAGAGGAGAAGA